GTATAAAGGTGAAATGAGTGGCAGGTAAGGGACTGTCAACTATTGGCCCTTTGGATCTGGCATCTCTAAATGATGATAACTTTGTAATCACCATTGTTTTTCCTCATTCGACGGCAAAAAATTATCCAATGGCTGTAGCCATTGCTGAGCTTTCAGATGTAAATAAAATTGGTGAGATAGCAGGGAAAAAATTCCATTTAGCGTCCTTTAGTAAAACGCCTGATCAACTATCAAGAGCTGCAAACCTATGTTATCTGGTGTATGGAATTACTGGCGTTCAAGCCTTTATTAACGGTGAGTTGGTTGTAAATGTTCAGGAGTTATCATCTTCTCTTGGATGTTATGCTCGATCACTAAAAGCCAACAATCAGCAGTCTTATTGCGAATGCGTTTCTAACTACCCGGGCAACTACCTTTTACCTTGCCGTTTACTTAGGGGGTGGGAAGGCGGAGTGTCCGATAAATTGCCATTTAGTTTGGCTGACCAAATACAAGCATTGGCAGTAAGTAAAGGGTGTAGTTGGTGTCCCAATTTCCACCCAGAAAAGATGAAGCGAATTTAATAACACAAACCCGCCGCCGAGCGGGTTTTTTTTATGGGGTTTTTATGCCAATTCCAACTCAATCACAGATCGGCGGTGAGCAGCAGACCGCGCAGGCCATTGCCGATTCGGTGTCTACCCAGATGCGCGTAGCGATGCCCGGCATCATTCAGTCGTTCGATCCTGATACTGTTACCTGCACGGTAGAGGTAGCGCTTCGCGGTATCGTTGGCGATGGCTCCACCGAATTAAAACCGCTGGTGGATGTGCCGGTTATCTTCCCGCGTGGCGGCGGTTGTACGCTGACTTTTCCGGTTAAAGAAGGCGACGAGTGCCTGCTGCTCTTTGCCGACCGTTGCATCGATTTCTGGTGGCAGAGCGGCGGCGTTCAGGAGACCGTCGATCCGCGACAGCATGACTTATCTGATGCGTTCGCCATCGTTGGCCCGCAGTCGCAAGCACAGAAAATCAGCGGTATCAGTACCAGCGCCGCGCAGCTGCGAACCGATGATGGTGCGGCGTTCGTAGAGGTTGCCGCAGGACATAACATCACCGTTCAAACACCGGGCCAGCTCACGGCTACGGCTGAAGGTGGAACGACAATCACATCCCCGACTATCACGCTGAACGGCAACGTAACGATTAATGGCAATCTGTCTCAGGGAATGGGCGAAAGTGGCGGTACTGCGACGATGCTTGGGCCGGTGACGGTGACTAACGATGTGAAGGCTGGAGGTAAGAGCCTCATCCAGCATACCCATGGCGGTGTGCAGAATGGCAGCGGGAATACTACCGCGCCTAATTAAAAACTACCAAACAGACAAAAGCCCCGGGTGCGCTAACACTTCGGGGCTTTTTACTTTCTGCACCTTGAGGATAGCAAGGGAGAATATGTGATTAATTTTAGCAAACTGATACGGGAGTTGCGAGTCATGGGCGAAAAACTACCCAACTGGAAATTCTTCCTCATCTGGGCCGTGTTCTTTTTATTCGGTCTGTCAAGCGTTATTAGCGCTATACGCTGGTGGTGATTTATGCGATACCGACGCGAAGATGCTGACGGCGATTACACTTTCGGGCAGGGTGACAACACCTTCCTTATCGACAGCCCGGAGTGCGTTGCCCAGGCCGTAAAAACCCGTTTCGAGCTGTGGCGAGGTCAGTGGTTTCTCGACCTGACAGAAGGCACGCCGTATGTCCAGTCAGTGCTGGGTAAGCAGCGTTCTGACGTCTACATCCTGGCTATACGCGAACGCATACAGGACACACCGGGCGTTCTGTCGATTCTTTCCTTTGATACCAATTATGACGGCACCAGTCGCCGCGTTACCTTCACCTCCTCCATTGACACAATCTACGGCCAGACGACTGTAACAAGCGAGGCATAAATGGCTTTGAACCTCGACACGCTGGGGCTATCGGCAACGGTAACCGCCCAGGGGATTAGTGCGCCTGATTACCAGACAATCCTAGATACACTGACCAGCTATTTCAGGCAGATTTACGGTAGTGATGCCTACCTCGAACCAGACAGCAAAGACGGGCAGATGGTCGCGCTGGTGGCTCTTGCCGTGCATGACGCTAACAACACCGCTATCGGGATCTACAACTCTTTTTCACCGACGACAGCGCAGGCCGCAGCGCTTAGCAGCAATGTAAAAATTAACGGGATCACGCGAAAAGTAGCGACAAACTCTACAGCTGACCTTCTGTTAACCGGTACGGCAGGCACGACTATCTCGAATGGTTCTGCACGGGATAAAAACGGCATAATCTGGAATTTTCCAGCGAGTGTAGCGATCGGCGTTGATGGTACTGTGCTGGTGACGGCCACATGTGCGAATAGCGGTTCGGTTGCGGCGATGGCCGGGACTATCACCACCATTAACACACCGACTCGCGGCTGGGTGTCGGTAACCAACCCGGCTGCGGCTACTGTCGGTTCACCAGCAGAAACCGACGCAGAGCTGCGCATTCGGCAGGGGCAAAGCGTAGCGCTATCATCGATCACACCGTTCGAAGGCGTCGACGGTGCGATCGCCAACGTTGCGGGCGTGACACGTCACAAGCTCTACGAAAATGATACTGGAGCAACCGACAGCAACGGGTTGCCACCGCATTCAATTTCCGCCATCGTTGAGGGAGGGGATGTTACTGAAATAGCCCAGACCATCAGGGGGAATAAAGGGCAGGGAACCGCAACTTACGGTACAACTTCTGTCACCGTGCCGGATACTTACGGTAATCCTCACGTCATCAGTTTTTCGCGTTCTACCGATGTGCCAATTTTTGTAGCCATTACCCTGAAAGTTTTTACCGGGTATACATCTCAAATCGGCGAGCAGATAAAACAGGCTGTTGCCGATTATATAAATGGCCTGGCAATTGGCGATGACGTTCTGCTGAGTCGTATTTATTCCCCGGCAAACCTTGGCGTGGTAAGCGGAGGCAGTGCTCGCTATTACGACATTCAGGAGCTGCTCATCGGCAAATCCTCTGACTCAGTCGCAAGCGGAAATATCGATATTGCTTATGACGAATCTGCGTCATGCGTTGCGAGTCACGTCACTATCACGGTGACCTCATGAGCAAATACACCGAACTGATCACTAACTACCATGCTACCAAGCCACTCTTTTTTGACCATATAGATCTGAGCACCCGCCCGCTGATTGATGTGTCCAGCACTATGTCAGGGCTTGTAACAGCCTTCGATATCGATACGGCGGTTGGCGTGCAACTCGATATCCTCGGCCTGTGGATTGGGCGTAGTCGTATAGTCAGCCAGCCAATTAGCGGCGTTTATTTCAGCTGGGACACTGACGGGCTCGGATATGACCAGGGCATCTGGCAAGGGCCATATGATCCTGATTCTGGCTATACGACGCTGAGTGATGAGACGTACCGCATCATTCTGAAAGCGAAAATCGCTATCAACAACTGGGATGGTCGGAACGACTCTCTGCCTCCCATCCTTGACGCTGCTACCGCAGGCTCTGGACTGAAGATGCAGATCGTCGATAACCAGGACATGACGATATCGGTCTGGGTTTTTCCCGAGACTGATATTTCTGATGTGTCACTCGAACTGATAGCCGCTATCAAACAGGGTTATCTCACCGTTAAAGCTGCTGGTGTATGGGCTGGCGGCGTTGAAACACCCTCAGTCGAAACACCGTCCGAAGGAACAAAATTCTTTGGATTTGACATGGATAACGAATACATCGCCGGTTTTAATGACGGCGCATGGGGGAGATTACTTTAATGGCTGGAACTAATGATTTTAAAGCGTTTGCGACAGATGCTAATGCAAATGTTACCTCGCAGGAGGAATGGGAGACGCTAACCGCACTGAAGAAAGGATTCTCCTCGGGTAAAGCATCCAGCGCACAGGTCAGTAAAGCGCTGCGCCAACCGTCGACGATGGCGGCTGTACTGGGGCAGTTTATCGCGAACGCCGAACTGGACGCGCTCGATGATGGTGACGTTGATGGACTGGTGGCAAAGCTGGCGACAGCGATTACCACAAACCTTGGTTTGGGAGAAGGCTCTGCATTACCTGTTGGTGTCCCTGTTCCGTGGCCTTCAGCCACTCCGCCAACAGGCTGGCTGAAATGCAATGGTGCAGCTTTTTCTGCTGAAGAATACCCGGAACTGGCAAAGGCTTATCCGACAAATAAATTGCCTGATTTACGTGGTGAGTTTATTCGCGGCTGGGATGACGGGCGCGGGGTTGACTCTGGACGAGGTTTGTTGACGGCGCAGGCGGAAACAAAGATAACTAACCACCACGGCAATGGCGGTAACGCTGATGATATTTCGGCTGGTGTCTCCGGTTCACCTCCCAAAAACTTTGTCAGAAACGCGGATTCGGCAGTTAATGCTGGTTCTGGTTTTACCGCTTTTGGCTCTGGAAATTTGACAATGAATGGTGTTACTTCTTATTTCGGTGTCCGTCCACGCAACATCGCATTTAACTACATTGTGAGGGCTGCATAATGGATAGCGCTGTATTAAATAGCGAGTTTATTGCCACGAAGGCGGGGGATATTACTGTCTATAATTATGATGGTGAAACACGGGAATATATTTCCATATCAACTGAATATCTTGCCGTTGGTGTCGGCATTCCGGCATGTTCCTGTTTAGATGCTCCAGGCGCATACAAAGCTGGTTATGCAATCTGCCGTTCTGCAGATTTTAAGTCATGGGAATATGTGCCAGACCATCGCGGTGAAATCGTCTTTAGCACCGAAACAGGAGAATCAAAAGAAATCACAGCTCCGGGTGATTACCCTAATAATACAACCACTATCGCCCCATTAACGCCATACGATAAATGGGATGGTGAGAAATGGGTGACGGATACTGAGGCACAGCATAGCGCCGCAGTAGACGCGGCAGAAGCACAGCGCCAGTCACTGATTGATGCTGCAATGGCTTCCATTAGTCTGATTCAGCTGAAATTACAGGCCGGACGGAAACTGACGCAGGCAGAAACAACCCGGCTTAACGCTGTGCTGGATTACATTGACGCGGTGACGGCAACAGATACCAGCACCGCGCCGAATGTCATCTGGCCTGAACTGCCGGAGGCGTAGGCCATTCAATATCTGGAGCACTGGAGGGATCAACCAGTTCCAGTGCGTCCAGATAATCCAGCCATAAATTATATTGCTCCAGCTCGTTACCTTTCAGACGACCAATAGCAGCTTTGCCAGGCCACTGATGGGTGTTGATGTAGGTATTGGCTTCTGAAACCAAAGATATTTTTTTCATTTCAGCCATCAACACCTCATCCTCTTTTGAAGGCGGTGGGGAATTAATCCATATTGGCCGTCCTGAACTGTCAGCGCCAATTTCTTTCCCTTCTGGATGCAGCCCAAGAAATTGCTCATATGTTTCTCGGGTAATTTCAATAACATCATCTGGAAGCGTTCCCGCATCCTCATATTCTGGAAACAATTCTTGTAGATAAAAACTTTTACTTCCGGGTGAAAAGAATACTGAGTTCATTCTTACCGTCCAATGATTAACGCTGAGACGCTGGTATCTGAAGGAAAGGCTGCATTCAGTGGTTTGTCGACTTTGAATACAATCGTATTATTCCCCAGGACAGCGGCAAAAGAACAAACCGCCGTCGCGTATGAACCTGTAATATTACTGGATACACCGCCATAAGCTGTTGTTGATACCAGAGGGATAACGCCCAGCACCTTATTAGGAAATACAAAGGGCAATGTGGCTGTGGCAATATAAGACTTATTAGAACCTGTAATGGCATAAGCATTATCAGTCATTCCATTCATCGCCACTGGACCGCTTATACTTACAGTAACCATCTGAGTGATTAGCCCGTCAGGTTGACGAATCACAAAATTTCCATTGCCACCAGTAACCGTCCAGAAAGACATATCAGGGATTTGGTTTTCCCCGTTGCCCACATTCCGTTTTGCCGCTTCTCCCAAACCAACCTTTTTTATAACCATCAAAAATCTGGTGATGCTTCGCCGTTTCTCCTGTTTTCATAACAGGAGAAATCCCATGATTTACGGTTATGCCCGAGTATCAACAAACCACCAGGACACTGAATTGCAACTAACGGCGCTCAAGTCAGCGGGTTGTGAGAAAATTTTTGAAGAGCATGCCAGCGGGAGGAAATCGAATCGGCCGGTTCTAAAACGGCTGATCGCCACTATGCAGCCGGGGGATGAACTGGTGGTCTGGAAGCTGGACAGGATAGGCCGCAACGTTCTGCATGCGCTGTTGATGTTCCAGCAGTTACAGGAAAAGGGTATCAACTTCCGCAGTATTACCGATGGCGTGGATCTCAAAACAGCCAGCGGCCGCTATAACTTTCGTAACATCCTTTCCGCAGCACAATATGAATCTGATCTTAATAGCGAACGTACCTTAGCAGGGCTGGCCGTAGCCAGGGCAAAAGGGCGAGTTGGTGGTCGCAGGCCTAAGTTCACGGATGAGCAATGGTGGGAAATGGGGGAGCGGATGGCAACCGGTGAATCACGACAAAGCGTATCAAAAACATATGGAGTAGGGCTCTCAACTCTGTATAAAAAGTTTCCAGCTAGCTGA